GGTAATTCAAACCCCGGCGTTTTTACAGGCATAGACATTTTTTGGGATGGGAAAATGGTAAAAATGAAAAGAGAAAAGACGCTGCCATACGGTCGCTGTCCGAGGTTTCCGGACGCGGCTGTTTTTGTGAAATACTGCGAGAAGTGCCTCCAGAGCAGGAAGGGGATAAAAAAAGGATGCCAGAAGGCATAAAGATAGAGATCGACATGGACCGGGCTTGTGCCGCTTGCTGTAAAAAGGGTGCGACGCAAAACGGGCTTTGTTTGAAATGTATAGCCGCCGGGATCAAGGGGGGCGGTGGGCCATGTCTTGGTTTTGTAGATCCAGGCGCTACCGGTCCGGACGACATGCGCCAGCAAGTCGAGGATCGCGTCAAGCGGGAGAAGACCGCTGCGCCCGGCGGCGTCCCAGCCAGATCCGGCAACGGCATTGACAGCAAGTTCATCCACGAATGTCTTGGCGCAAACGAGCTGGGCGACGGCACGCTCTACGCCACGGTTCACCGTGACGTCTTCATTTACTGCAAAAACAGTCAGGAATGGTATGAATGGGCCGGGCACTACTGGACCCGCGACAATATGAATCGATCCATGCCAGCCGTCGAGTCCGTCGTCAAATTATATCTGGACGAATACAAGCGCATTTCCAATGAGATCGCCGATCTTGCCGCCTCGAACAGCGGCGATGAGGAGATCAAGAGGAAGCGCGGGCAGCAGGCGCAGCTATTGAAGCGCACAAACCAGCTTCGCGGGGATCGTCGCCGCGTTGCCTGCCTGAAATTCGCCCACACGATCGACAAACCACTTGCCATTACGGGCGAGGAGTTCGACGTCAAGCCGATGCTTTTCCCATGCGCCAACGGCGTGATTGATCTGGAGACGGGCACGCTCATTCCGGGCTGTCCCGGCGATTATCTGAGCCTGTCAAGCCCGGTTCCGTTCCTGGGCATTAATGAGCCCGCCATGCTTTGGGAGCAATCGCTTAACGAGATCTTTAACGGCAACAACGATCTAATTGCCTATCTTCAGCGGCTTTTCGGCTACGCCATGACCGGGCTGGTTAATGAAAAAGTTTTCCCTGTCATGTACGGTAAGACCGGATGGAACGGCCGTAGCCTGATTGTTGAGACGATTAGTCACGTCATGGGCGATCTGGCTGGTTCGATCCCGGCCGAAATGCTGTTATCGCAACGATACAGCAGGAGCGCCAGCGGTCCCGCCCCGGATATCATGTCACTAAAGGGCATCCGCCTGGCGTTTGCCTCCGAGATCGACGAGGGGCAGCGGTTTTCGGCTTCCAAAATCAAATGGCTCACGGGCAAGGACGAGCTGGTCGGACGACACCCGCATGACAAGTATCAGACGCGCTTCCAGCCTACTCACAAGCTGTTCCTTATGACCAACACGCAGCCCCAGGCCCCGCCGAACGACAAGGCTTTTTGGTGGCGTCTGCATCTGATTCCGTTCAACATCAGCTTCGTCAACCGCGATCCACAGGAATCCAGCGAGCGTCGCGCGATCCTCGACCTGGATCAACAGATCCTCAAGGAAGCCTCCGGGATTCTGGCATGGCTTGTGCGCGGATGCCTGCTCTGGCAGCGGCACGGATTGATGCCGCCAAGAGAGATCACCGAGGCCACCGAGCAATACCGCCGCAACGAAGACATGCTGGCTGATTTCATTGACGAGTGTTGCATCGTCGAGCCGGGCGCAAAGGAAAAGGCCGCCGCCATGTATGCCCGGTTTGTCGAATGGTATCACGAAAACATCGGAAAGTCCGAGCCGTCCGGCACCTGGTTCGGCAAGCAGCTCGGCATGAAATACGATAAATGGAAATCCGAGGGCGTCGTCATGTACCGCGGCATCGCCCTTGGCAAACAGGGAGGGTTAGACGGATAAGCGGCATAATTCGGCATCACGCGAAAAAAAACACAACGAGAAAGGTTTTATATGAAAATCCATCCCTCAATCCCCGAAACGGCTGCAGGACTCGGTGCGTCCGGGGTGGGTTTATGGAAATGCGGTTTCCCGCAAAAATCTCGAAAATCAAGCTTATCAATGCGGAATGTTTCGGGGATTGCCGTTGATAGTCTGGTTTGTTGTTGTTTGGTCGGGGAGGGTGGAGGATATTTGCACATGTTTTTCTTGGGTAAAAAGCACAAAAATGCATAGCCGCATATAAGCATATAATATCCCCAACTCTCCCCGAAGACAGGGGGGATTATTATATAAAATATATAAATATGAAATGAAATTAAATAGATAAAAGAGAAAAAAAGGAAAAAGGGCAAAAGCTGAATGTTCGGCGAAAACCAAACCGTCCCTGAAATGTCATAAATAATGAACGTAATTGATCTGGCACAAAAAAAAGTGAAGTTCCGCAAAGCTTCCAGCACGAACGGCGGCGAGTGGCAGGGTCCGTGCCCCGGCTGCGGCGGCGAGGATCGCTTCCACGTCTGGCCGCATGAAAATGAGGGAAAGGGCGGATATTGGTGCCGTCAATGCGGCAAAACGGGCGACAATATCCAGTTTTTGCGGGATTTCGAGGGTATGGGCTTCAAGGAAGCCTGCGACGAGCTGGGCATCGCGTTGCCGGATCGCCCGCCGCCCGACAGATCGGGGGCCATGCCGGGCACGCCGAAGGCGCCGGAGCCGCCGCCGCTGCGCCGCCATGAGCCGACGGAAGCCGTCCCGCCCGCCGACCTGTGGCAGGAAAGGGCCGAAAAGTTCATCGCCTGGGCGGAGGGCAACCTCCAGAAGAATATGGATGTTTGTGACTGGCTGGCCCTGCGCGGCATTAGCGCAGAAACGGCGGCAAAATATCGCCTGGGCTGGAACTGGGGTGAAGCAGTTACGATCACCGACAAGAATTCCCCACGGAGCAAGGACATCTACCGCCCGCGCAAGTCCTGGGGGCTGCCGGAGGTCCTCAAGGACGACGGTCGTCCAAAAATGCTCTGGATCCCCGTCGGCCTGGTGATTCCCTACATCGTCGATCGCGTCGTGTATCGCATCAGGATCAGACGCCCGGAAGGCGAGCCGAGATATTACGTCATGCCAGGATCGTCGCCGGCCACGATGATCGTCGGGCGTGATCGCCGGGCATTTGTCGTCGTTGAGTCGGAGCTGGACGCGATCGCCTGCGCCGCCGCTTGTCCGCTCGTCGGCGCGGTTGCCCTGGGATCGGTCGCCGCGAAGCCGGACGCCGACGCCCATGAGGTCCTTGCCGGGGCATTGCAGATCCTCAATGCCCTGGATTACGACGCCGCAGGCGCGAAGGCGATGACCTGGTGGGCTGAGCATTATCCACGGTGCGACCGCTGGCCGGTGCCGACGGGTAAGGATCCTGGCGACGCCGCGGGGAAGGGGATAGACCTGAACAGTTGGATAGAGGCGGGGCTGCCGCCGGCACTGACGATAGGTGAACCCGCGCCGTCGCGCAAGCCGGAGCCGAAAGAAATGACCATAACGAGGGAAGACGGCACGACACACAAGACGACGCCGATAAAGCTGTGGACACCGACGGCAGCGGAGGGCCCCGCCCCGGCCGATCCATTTGCGCCTGAAAGCGTCTATGCGCCGGAGCTGCTGGAGCTGCGCGACCTTCTGCGCAAGAATCCGGCCGTCAGGATCATCAATACGCCGGGGCGCTTCGCCCTCCTGCGTGACGGCAAGTTTGTCGGCGGCCGCATCAACGAGCTGGTGTTCCGCACGCCCGCCGTGACTGACTATTTATTGAACCATACCGCCGCTGAAATCGACGGCAGGAACCTGTTTAAGCCATGATCAGTCAAGAGACATTTGAGAAATTGATTGCCGACATGCCGCCGGAAGCGCGCGCGAAGGCGGTCCTTCTCTGGAACGCTCACGCAAAAACCGTTCAAGCCTATCAACAGACGCCGACGGAGGCAAACCGCAAGAATTGGGAGGGCTCAGAGAAGGCCCTGAGTGAATTCCTGTCGCGGGTGGAATCGGCTGATGATGAAAAGCCACTGGCCGCGATCGCCGATGTGCTGGAATATCTCAAGGCCGGTGGCTGGATGATTACGCGAACGACGCTTTACCGTCACCAGGGCGAGGGCAAACTGGCCCTGCGCGGCGGTGCCTACCGGATCCGCGACGTGGACCGCTACGCCCGGACCTGGCTCAAGCAATCCACCACGGGCAAACGCCTGCGGGAGCAATCGGAGGAAATGCAGCGCAGGATCTTGATGCAGCAGTCGCAGATCAACGATCTGAAAATCAGGCAACAGGAGCGTCGCGACGCCATAGAGGAAAAAAAATATGTTGCCGTGCAGGTGGTTCTGGATGCGGCTTTCACGATGTTCCGGCACACGCGCGACGCCATGCAGAACATCCCCGACCGTATCGGCGAAATCGTCGCCGCGGAAACCGATCCGGCAAAGGTCCGCGAGATATTGACCGCAGAAATCCGCCAGGCCCTTGAGCGTCTGGAAAAACCGGAGGCGATCATTGAAATCTGAGCAATTTGTCCCTCTGTTTGTCAAATCCTGCCGGCGCGGCCTGCGACCCGATCCCGACATAACGGTGACGCAATGGGCCGATCGTTTCCGCATCCTGCCGAAGAAGTCCGCCGCGGAGCCGGGTAGATACCGGTCCAGCCGCACGCCCTACACGCGCGAGATCATGGACGCCCTGTCCACAGGCAGCCATGTTTCAGAAATCTGCGTCATGAAGGGCACGCAGCTCGGCTTCACGGAGGTCGGAAACAACTGGTTCGGCTACATTGTGGACATTACGCCCGGCCCCATGATGATGACATTCCCGACGCTGGACCTGGCCAAAGACCACAGCAAGCAGAAAATGCAGCCGACCATCAACGAAACGCCGCAGCTCAAGGACAAGATCCGCGAGAGCCGGTCGCGCGACAGCGGCAACACAATCGACACCAAGGAGTTTCCCGGCGGCATCCTGTTCCTGAGCGGCAGCAATTCAGGCGCGTTCTTCCGGTCGAAGTCCATCCGTTTTTTGTTTCTGGATGACGTGGACGGCTTCGAGCTGGACATCGGCGGCGAAGGCGACCCGGCAGAGCTGGCCAAGAGGCGAACAGACAGCTATGGACGCCGGAAAAAGATACTGGAAGTCTCCACGCCGACAGTCAAGGGGATCTCGCGCATCGAGCGCAGCTTTTACGAGTCCGACCAGCGGTATTATCATGTCCCCTGCCCGCATTGCGGGGCGTATCAGCGCCTTGAATGGGGCGGCGAAGGGGCGGATCACGGCATCAAGTTCACCCGCATCGAAAGCGGGCGCATCTTGAATGTGTGGTATCAGTGCCGTGCATGCGGGAAGCGCATCGACGAACATCACAAAACCGACATGCTGGAGCGGGGCCGCTGGGTGCCGACGCAACCGGAGCGATCCCGGCGCGGCTATCAGATCAGCAGCCTTTACTCGCCGCTCGGCTGGGTGTCGTGGATGCAGATCGTCAGGGAATTTCTGGAAGCCAAAGCCTATAAGGAACGGCTCAGAACCTGGGTCAACACGCGTCTGGGCGAGGCGTTTGAGGATGTCGGCGATCAGCCGGAATGGAACGTATTGCAGGCGCGCTGTGAGCCGTATAAAATCCTCACTGTTCCGCGCCGTGGCTTGATCCTGGCGGCAGGTGCGGACGTCCAGGACAACCGCATTGCCGTCGTCGTCCGTGCATGGGGCCGCAACGAGGAATCTTGGCTCGTGTATTGGACGGAACTATGGGGCGACCCGTCGCGTCAGGAACTCTGGAACGAACTGGACGCCATGCTGAATCGCGGCTATGAGCATGAGAGCGGGCAGACGTTGCACATCCTTTCTGCCGCCATTGACTCCGGCGGCCACCATGCCCAGGACGTCTATAATTTCACACGCCGGCGCGGTCCGAAATGCTTTGCCATCAAGGGGCAGTCGCAGCCGGGCAAGCCCGTCTTGGGCAAGCCGTCGCTGGTGGATATTAACTGGCGCGGCGAAAAGATCCCAAATGGCTGCCAGCTATGGCCGGTCGGCAGCGACACGGGCAAGGGCATCGTCTATGCGCGGCTGAAGATCAGGGAGTCCGGTCCCGGATGTTATCACTGGCCTGTCGGCACTGACGACAATTATTTTATGCAGCTCACGGCAGAGAAGCTCCTGACTAAATATGTCAAGGGATATCCGCGTTTGGAGTGGGTGCTACCGTCCGGCCGGCGCAATGAGTCGCTCGACTGTGAGGTCTATGCCTACGCCGCCGCAATGCGCGCAGGGATGGCGCACATGGACTGGGACAGGCTCGAAAAGACGATCAACGACAACACAACGCAAGCGAAGGCTCCGGCCGGCACGGACAGGACAAAACGCCGCGTGATCAGCCGGGGTATGAATGAGAAATAAGCATGCTCAGGTGGGGTGATCCGCGCGCTTTTTCCTGCACGCAGCCCCAGGCATG